CCGGGCAAGTAGGAGCGGTCTCTTATCCTCCGCAGGTAATCCAACTAGCAGTACCGGCTTATACGGATCCGGTCTACGGTACTTATAATATTGGCGACCAAGCTCGTTTAATTATTACTGATAACCGCTTCCCGTCTACTCTTGATACTAACTATCGCATAATCGGGTTAAACGTATCTCCGGGCGAAAATGGTCCCGAAAGAATTACGGTTACACTTACCTATACGACTAACTAGGAGGCGTTATGCCGTACGTTAATTTACCGCCGGATCTTCGTTTAGTATTCGATAAACTTAACCAAAGATTACAAAAATTAGAGACTGCTACGCGATTTACCGTACCGATAGTAGTTACTGATCCTACTAATTATCGTAAAGGCGATATGTGGATTAACTCGACTACTAATACCTTAAAAGTTGTAGACGCAGTTGGTACCATTAGAACTGTAACTATTGTCTAAATTATAACCCGAAAGGGCGCAAATGAATTTATCTAACGCTGCTAGCTGGACACAAGTAATTTGGGGAGCCAGCGCTTTTATCGTATTCCTTGTAACAATGGTATGGGGAGGCGCTCGTATTTACTTTAAGTTTATGAGCGAGCTAAAAGAGATAAAGAACTATACCTATAAGCGTAATGGAGGCGGTTCTATTATGGATTCTTTAGTACGGATCGAAGCTCGTAACGAGAAGCAAGACCAAGCGTTAGAAGAAAATACTCGACTTACTTTAGAGACGGTAAAGAGTCTATCTAAGCTAGAGGGTCGCTTTAATAACCATATAGAAGAAGGCGTACGTTGATCCTCGCTAAAGCGGTTATAGCGGTAGTCCTACCTCTTCTACCGGCTACGCCGGGTGCGTTAAATCCGGGAGTAACACAGGCTAATATCCAGCAGACTATTTGTACGACCGGCTATACGGCAACTATCCGTCCTCCGGCTTCGTATACGACTAAATTAAAAATATCTCAGCTTGCTACTACCTATAAGGCTTTTACCGATAAGTCTCTAGCCTCTTACGAGGAAGATCACCTAATATCCTTAGAACTTGGTGGGAATCCGACCGACCCTAAGAATTTATGGCCAGAGCCTTACGCCGGTACGGGCGCTCGCATAAAAGACCAAATTGAGAATAAATTACACGATCTCGTATGCGCTAATAAAATGCCTTTAGCTACGGCTCAAAAGTTAATAGCTACAAACTGGTACTCTGCATACCAAACCTATATTAAGAAGTGAGGCGTTAAATGTCTACACCTTTAGACTTTGCTAAAAAAGAAGTGGGTTATAAAGAAGGCGTAAATAACGATAATAAGTACGGAGTATGGTACGGATTAAACCACCAACCTTGGTGTATGATTTTTGTTGTATGGTGCTTTAACCAAGCAGGACTAGGTTCTAAGATCCTAAAGACCGCCGGCGTAGAGGCTTTAGAAGCGTGGGCTATTAAAAATAAATTTACCGTCCCGGTAGCTAAGGTACAGGCTAACGATCTTCTTTTATTCGACTGGGATCACGCCGGACACGCGGAGCATATTGAGATTGCCGCAGAAGGAATAGACGCTAAGACGCACCTTATTCCAACAGTAGGCGGTAATACTGGACCCGATCACGTAGGAGTAAACCAATCCAACGGAGACGGGGTTTACAGTAAAGTTAGATCTACGACTGTTATCCGGACAGTTATTAGAATCCCAGTTTAAGGAGTAAAAATGTTAGAGAAGCTATCACCTCAACTACGCCACGCGCTTATCGCGCTACTCGGATCAGCCCTAACCCTCGCGGTCGGTTATATCCACTCGCTCCATTTCAGCGCTCCCGTACAGGCTCTTGTAGGCTCTGCGGTCGCTGCTATCGCTCTCGTACTAACTCCCCTAACTAGCCAATACGGGGTTGCGGAGCTTAATCCTGACGGAACACCTAAAACTCCTGCCGCTTAATCCCGGCGTGTCGTTTAGAGCTTTACCGATTTCTAAGATAATTTAACCCTAATGCCAATTCCGGCAGGTAGGGTCAAAACTTAATAGAACCACCTCTGCCTAGAGTGCTATCAAAGCAGAACTAAGGAGCCTCCTTTTACGATAATAAAAATCGTTTAACGAGGCTCTTTTCTATTAACGTGTCTCTATGCTACTTTTAAGATTTCTTGCTACCCTTCTCTCAAGGAGGCAATAATGTCATTAGCTAATTCTTTAGAGAAACACCTAGTAACTAAAAGCGACCTTTGCACAGTAGGCGATCTTCTTCTTAAACTAGATAAAGATGATCACGCTACTTTTACCGAGGCTCTTGCTAACGGTAAACCTACTCACTCTCTCGTAAGAGCTTTACGCGATATCGGTTATAAAATGAGTGATAACTCTCTTAACGCACATAGGCAAGGAAAATGTAAATGCGTAGACGCGTAGACGAAGTTTTAGAAGAACGTCAAGAACAATACGGAGACGCGCAACCGGCTTTTACGGCGATTGGTCGTATATGGGGAGCGTTACTAAGGATCGACGATATACAGGCGCACGAAGTAGCTTTAATGATGGACGCGCTTAAGACCGTACGACTATTTAACGATCCTACCTTTATCGACTCTTGGGACGATAAGACCGGATATGTCCGCCTAGCCCGAGAGATCGTTGGCGTAAATGAATCTTAAGGATTCGATAGAAGAGCAAGACCGTAAAGAAGAATTAGACGAAATTCGTAAAGCTTTAGTACACGCGCAACTACAACTTAAGAAGGCTCGCCAGCGTACGGAGGAATTAGCAGAGGCTACCTTCCGGGCTGCGTACGAAGCTACTTTAGCTATGGGTGCGGTTAAGCCGGTAGAAGCTCCTAAACTCCTAAAGGTTAAAGGTAAGCCGGAAGTAGCTTTAGTACACGCTACCGATTGGCAAGGAGCGAAGGTAACTACTAGCTATAACTCCGAAGTAATGAAACGACGCGTAATGGAATTTGCTGCGAAGTCGGTTAAAATTACTGAGATTCAGCGCAACGACCACCCGGTTAAAGACGCGGTTATTATGTTCGGCGGAGATATGGTCGAAGGTTTATTTAACTATCCGGCGCAACTATGGGAAGTAGACGCTAGTATTTTTGAGCAATATACGACGGTATCTCGATTACTCGTAGACTTCGTACGCTTTTACTTAGCTAACTTCGATAAGGTAACGGTAGTAGCGGAGTGGGGTAACCACGGGCGTATTGGATCTAAAAGAGATCACGTCCCTAAAGGCGATAATTTTGATCGTATGTGCTACGAGCTAGCTCGCCAACTATTAGCCGGGGAAAAGCGCCTAACGTGGGAAGATTGCCCGGAAGATATCCAACGCGTTGAGATCGGCAACTATCGCGCTCTCTTAATGCACGGAGACGAAGTAGGTCGCTCAGGATTCGCTTCGCCTTCGGCGTGGCAAGCTGCCGGTAATCGCTGGAAAGCCGGATCGTATAAATGGGACTTCTCCGATATTTACTTAGGTCATTACCACCGTACCGCTTCGGAGCCTATGTCCGCTCAAGACGGTATGATTTATTGGACGGGATCTATTGAAAGCGATAACCGATATGCTCGAGACTCTATGGCAGTATCTGGTGTCCCGTCTCAACGACTTCACTTTATAGATCCGGTAAAAGGTAGAGTTACTGCGCAATATCAAATTTGGCTTGACTAATGAAAATTATAAAATATTCAACTGCGTCTACATATATTAAAGACGATTTTGTAACTTCTAAATCTCAAATACCACAATGGTATAAAGATATTATTGCAAACAGACCCTTTGCAGAACAAAGCTTAAATCAAGCAACTGTTAAAAAATGTTTACCTTTTTTTGACGCTTTAACTAACGGTTATATGATACTAACTACACAAGATTTATTATTTACCCAAAATATAGATTCAGAATTTCTAAACGTACAATGGGCAATAGAGGATACCCCTTCGGTAGTAGTAGATATTCGTCAGCATACTTCTTATTTAACTCCGCCTTTAGGACACTCATCTGCTCACGCTGTTTGGCGTATACCTTTTACCTTTAAGACCCCTAAAGGTTGGTCTATTTTGATTACCCACCCATTAAATAGAACAGACTTACCTTTTACTACAACTTCAGGTATTGTAGATTCTGATAAATTTCCAATGTATCCCGGAGATATTCCTTTTTTTATTAAATCTAATTTCAATGGAATATTACCCGCAGGTACGCCTATTGCTCAAATGATTTTTATTAAAAGAGAATCGTGGTATAAAAAGTATTCAGTTAAACTTAACGAAGAAGGTAAATTTACTCGCTTCTTAAATCTAAAAAATAATACGTCTTACGGACATTACCGTAAAAATATTTGGCAGCGTAAGGAAGCGGAGTGACTACGATCGTAGCGGTACAAAAAGAGGACGGCGTTTATTTTGGAGCTGATTCTCTCGTTACTGCCGGTCGAAAATATAACGATCCTCGTATGGTAAAAATTAGCGAGCGCGGAGCTTTTCTTATTGCCGGAAGTGGCGAAAGTGCGGCTTGCGATATCGCGCAGCATATTTGGGATCCGCCTAAAGTTGGAGTAAACGATAAGAAGGATCTCTACCACTTCGTAATTGCTAAGGTAATACCGAGCCTAAAAGAGTGTTTTAAGGCGCAGGATTATAAGTGGGAATCAACCGATGACGATACTAAATTTGCTTTCCTTATCGCCGTTGGCGGGGAGGTATTCGATATCTCGGAGGACTTCGCCGTATCCTTAACGAGTACCGGGTTCTACGGGGTCGGATCCGGGTCTAGCCTAGCTATCGGAGCGCTAGAAGCCGGGGCTACGCTCGAAGAAGCTCTAATAATTGCTAGTAAACACGACCCCTATACCGGGGAGCCTTTTCTATTCTACGAGCAGAAGAAGCCTAATCCTCTTCGTCAATAATAGCTTCGTCGGCGATATTTATACCGCTTGCCTTCGAGACCTCGAGAGCGGTCGTATAGAGGAAGCTAGCCCGGTTTACGAGATCGTGGATCTGATCGGGGTAGGTAAGATCCGCCTCGACGATAACCGTTAAGGCGTAAAGACTTATTTGTACGCGAGTAGCCATACCCGGATTCTGCCACTAATAATTCCGGCGCGTCGAGCTAGGGGTATTGTAATAGGCGTAATCTATCTAGTATCGTCCTCCCGAACGGTCTTTAAGAGACCCCTAGCAAGGAGGCAATAAATGGCTGAAAAGATAGTAAATCCCGTATCTAAAATGTTAGAACCCTTCTCACCTAACGAAATAAATCAGATCCCGAAAGGCGGTCTAAAGCTTGACTACGTAGGACACGCCGCACTTACTAAGAGACTACTCGAGACCGATTTAGAGTGGTATTGGGAACCGTTTGCGATAGGTGAAGACGGTTTACCAAAACTTGACGAGCGAGGCGGTTTATGGATTCGCTTAACGGTATGCGGAATTACTCGTATCGGGTACGGCGACTCCGGTAACTCCCGGGGAACTCAGGCGATAAAAGAAGCGATCGGCGACGCTCTTCGTAACGCCGGTATGCGATTCGGCGCTGCTCTCGATCTATGGCATAAGGGCGATCTATTCGACCTTACCGATTCTCGCGGAGATAGTAACGAGGCGTATAAAAAAGAAACACGTACTCCTCTAAAAGCAGTCCGTCCTACTTATACCGAAGAAGAGATAGCGAAGGCTACGGAGAAGCTAGCGAAGATCCCTACTATGGAAGATCTACCTGCGCTTCGTAAAGTATGGGAAGAAGATAAAGCTCTCCTAGATATTCCTATTAACGGTACGACTATTAAGGACGCGTTAAATACCCGCGCTGCCGAATTACTCGAGGATAAAAGCGAGTGATCCGGCAACTATCGTTTGGCGAACTTCTCGGAGAAGAAGGAGCTAAGAAGGCTTTAGAAGCTAAGCCGGATTGGTCATCTCTAGCCGATAACTGGCTAACCTCTATTCCTACCGGGGAAACTTTTACCTCCGAAGCTTTAACCGAAGCGATTGGATATCCCTCCGGTACTTACGTAGTTATGAATACTAATAACGCCGTAGGTGCGAAGATGAAGGTATGGGCGCAGGGAAATTTAATCGCTAAAGAAGGCTATACGAAATCTACTAACTGGCGCTCCCACGGACGCGTTATAACCCTATGGAGGAAGAAGTGAAACTATTTTGTAAAGCTAAGCAGCATTGGGAGATCGTAGACGGGAAGCTAGTCCTCGGAGCCGAAAACGACGAAATCTTAGCGAACCTACTTATGAAGATGACCGCTCGACTCGAGGCAGAGATCCGCACCTCGATTTACGACGAGATTATAGCCCTCGACTTTGAGAAGGATCGTAAGAAGATCGTTAAGTACGGTATTGAAAATGCAGCTCTCCAAGTGCAAGATATTTGCGCGACTATCGCTCTAGGAAAGGTAAATAATGATTAACCCAATCGAATACTTTAAGCAGGTTAGACACTTAACTAATTTAACTTATCGTCTCGAGGACGAGATGAACGAGCTTTACCAAGAATTAAAGAAGATTCGTAAAGACGTAGATCGGTTAAAGAAGTGATCGCGTTAGATCGGGAGACGGCGCAAAAAATAGCTACGCTCCGGGAAGTAAAAATAGAGATCGTCTATAAAGAGTATTGGAGCTTTGTAGATAACGTAGAAGGAGGTAAAAATGGCTGAGGTACTTATAACTACTCCGGCGCAAGTCGAGCAACGTCTAAGGACTCTTTCGCACGAGATCGACGAAGCTCATAACGATTTAGTAGCGTCGGAGCATAACTATTACTCGGTTAAAAGCGAGTATGAGATTAAGGTAGCGGAGACGCGTATTAAACTGTCGAACGAGTCAAAACCTAACGGTAAAAACTATACGGTAGACGAACGCGAAGCCTTAGCGGTAGTTATAAATAAAGACTTACATAAAGCTATGGGAATTGCCGAAGCGATCGTAAGAGCTTCTCGTGCTAATAGCGCTCGCTTACGCGTACAGGTAGACCTAGCTCGATCCGTAGGTAGTAACGTCCGTAGCTCTATGGAGGCGCTCTAATGGCTAACTATGAGTACGAGTGCGAGTTAGACGGTATTTATACGATCGAATTCCCGATAGGGACTGCTCCGGAGAACGCACCTTGTAAAGTCTGCGGAGACAAAATGAAGCGTAAATTTTCTACTTTCGGAGCGGTATTCCGGGGAACAGGTTGGGGAGGACAAAAATAATGGTCGAGGAAACTACTACTAATAATTTTGCGGAGCCTTTAATTAGAGCGAAAATTTTAGGAGAGCTAGAAGTAGCTTTCCAACACCGCGAAATGGACGAAAGTGAAAAGATTATCTATGAACGCGCTAAGTCGGTTATCAAGGGTCGGCAGTAATGGATATCAACGGACTACTAACTAAATCCCTTAACGCGTACGACTCTTCTCGAGATAGATCTAAGCAGGTCGAGATTGGTCCTAGCTCTATCGGCGGTTGCCGTAGGCAGGTTTACCATAAGCTAATCGGTACGCCGGTTACGAACCCGGATACCGAAGGTCTCGCCGCAATTCTTGGGACTTTTATCCACGCCGGTATCGCGGAAGCTATTACTCGAGAGGATCCGTTTAAGGATAATTTTCTTATCGAGACGGAAGTAATCTACGGAGGTCTAAAGGGTCACGTAGATCTCTATATTAAAGATCAATGTTTAGTCGTAGATTGGAAAACAACTACGAAGAAGAATCTACGTAACTTCCCTAGCTACCAACAACGTATGCAGGTACAGGTCTACGGATATCTCTTAGCTATGAACGGGTACGACGTTAAGTACGTATCTCTAGCAGCGATACCTCGAGACGGCGGTATGAAAGATATCGTCTCGCACGTCGAGCCTTACGATATAGATATAGCTCAAGCCGGATTAGACTGGCTAGAAGAATTAAAGTTTATCGTCGAGGAGAAGCTCCCCGCTCCCGATCCGGAGAAGTCGGTTATTTTCTGTTCGTCTTACTGCGACTTCTACGACGCGACGGGAGTAGTCGGTTGCCCGAGTATTCGGAGGTAAAGTGGGATAAGGCTGCTTGCGCCGGCTTCGATACTAACCTTTTCTATAAGATAGAAGAGGATCGTATGAACGTCGTAAAGCTTCTTAAAATAGATTTCTTTAGAGTCTTATGTACCGGGTGTCCGATATGGAAAGAGTGTCTATCCTACGGTGCGGAGAACGAGAAGTACGGAGTATGGGGTGGTATGACCTCCCTCGAAAGAGACGCGTTTAAGTACCGCTCCCGTACCTCCTTACAGAATAAAATCCTAAAAGAGTTTAGTATTTTTGGGATCAACGAAGAACAGGTTAGGGAGGCGTTAGATGAGTATTCGGATAATGTCTGACGTATGGCTAGCGGATCTAGGTACGACCGAGAAGATAGTTTTACTCGTTATAGCCGATCACGCCTCCGATGACGGGGGTAACGCTTGGCCTTCTCAGGCGACGATAGCCCGGAAAGCTTCTCTCTCGATTCGTACTGTTCAGAGGGTTATTAACGATTTAGAAGAAGCCGGGTGGCTATGGAAAGACCGCCACGCCGGAGGATCCGAAAATTGCCGGGACGATAGGAGACCTCACCTTTATACGATCTCTCTTGCGAAGCTACGGGGCGACAACGCGACGGGGCGTAAAGTAGTACGGGGCGACATAGACGACGTGGACGGGGCGACATTGACGACCGTCACGGGGCGACATACGCGACCTAAGAACCATACTAATAAACCACCCTTAGATACGTCCTCAGATTTCGATAATTTTTGGAAGCTCTATCCTCGGAAAACAGCAAAGGGTGCGGCGAAGTCTGCTTACCTAAAAGCTCTAACGAAAGCGGAGGCGGAGGCGATTTATCTCGGAGCCGAAAGATTCGCTAGCGACCCTAACCGGGATCCGGCGTTTACTCCTCACGCCTCGACGTGGCTTAATCAGGAGCGTTGGCTAGATGAACCCCTACCACCCCGTAGGCTGACCGTAGAAGAGACGAAAGCTCGAGAGCTAGTCCTAGCCCGGGAACGCGATCTAAAGGCTCGAGAAGCCTCTCGGAAGGTCGAAGAGGAGCAGGAAAAGGCAAGGTCTCGTGCAGTACCTATGCCAAAAGAATTACGGGAGCTTCTTAAGCGTGTCTAACCAAGAATAAATTACTCGTAACCGTTACACTTAAGTAACTTATCCGCAAGGGAGGTGATTATGACTACTTCTACTCTTATCCCTACCGACGCTTCTAAGCTTCAAGCCGGAGATCGAATCCTACTTAACTCTAAGTCTTGGATCGTTAAATATATCTCGGAGCCTGATCGGATCGGTACTTACGACCTAACCCTTATCGACGATTCCGGTACTCCGGGCGTAGGTATAGTCAATGGGATCGTTACTATTATCGCGTGATTAACTTTAGAGCCGACGGAGTACCCGTCCCGCAAGGCTCGATGAAAGTTATAAATGGTCACGTAATTCATTCGCAGGGATCGGCGCTTGCGGTTTGGCGCTCGACCGTAGGTCTCTCTGCCCGTTTAGCCGGGTCTAAACCCGTCTCCGCTCCCGTAGCTATCGAGATCGACTTCTATCTCCCGCGTCCTAAGACGGTTAAAAGGATCTATCCGACCGTGCCACCCGACCTAGATAAGCTGATCCGAGCGGTTTTAGACGCTTTAACAGGAATTGTGTACCTAGATGACTCGCAGGTAGTCGAGATTAAAGCTACTAAGGCGTACTCCCCGAATCCCGGGGCAGATATCCGACTCCGGAAAATGATCTAAGAGCCTACTGGTATTACCGTAATCTATCCCGTAATGTATACCCCGTAAGGAAGCGAACGACTCCCTTATAGATAGGTAAATAAAATGGCTAAGAATTATTGGAAAAATTACTACGGTTCTTTAGAAGGCGCAACTATTCTTAAATTTTTAGGAATGTCCGAGGCTGATTACGGCGACGGATTCCCTAAATTTTTAGTACAGTTAAAAAACGGAGAAAAAATAGAAATCGAAATATCACAAGATCCCGAAGGTAACGGAGGCGGATTTATTTTCGGTCTCGAGGTAGCGTCGTAATGGCTTACTGCGCTTGGTGCGGATCTAAAGGCGGATTCGCTAACCCTTTAATCGAGTACGTCGTATCTAATTACGGCGACGTATTAAACGAGTGTCTATGGTGTTCTATAAATACAACTAACCACGCTATCAAGGAGGCTTCATAATGAAAATGGATCGTAAATATGTAAACCGTCGCAGGACGGTGGCTATTATCTTTATCGGTATTCCTCTACTCGTAATCTCCTTCTACCTCGTTAATCATATTTGGTGGACGGGAACCGGTTACTGTTTCGGGACTATGACGAAGTGCGTAGGTCTCTAATGGCTATCGACTCTAAAGGAATTTTTAGTTGTAGCGATACCTGCCGGTTAGATGTAAATACCCCGGTACTTACGGCGGTATTTTGTTCGCAGTACGACTTTATGGACGACGAACTCTTTAATTGCGGTTACTGCGGATACTCCGGATCTTGGACTATCCCGCAACTTCTATGGTCGAAGGAGGACGAATTTCTCGTTATGCCTTGTTGCCATACGGAAGCGGTCGTTGCGTTAGATCCTCACAACCCCAAAGAAGAAGGAGACGATCAGGCTCGAGAAGATTACGAGTCTTACGTTTACGCGGTGACCGGGCGATGACTTGGAACGTATTTAGCTTTATCTGTCCCCGTTGCGACTCGCTTTACGAAGTAACTATGCGAGCAGACCGTATGCCTAGTCCGATCTGTTGCGCGGTCGAAACTACCCAAGTGGCTAAAAAGGAATCGGAGGTGCCATTTTGAGCGAACTAAGATCTAATATCTCTTCCGCTAATCGGGAGTACGAGGGTTGGAAGAATTACGCATCGTGGAACGTATCCCTATGGATAAATAACGAGTACCCGCTTTACCAATCGGCGGTTGCCTTTATGAAGACTTATAAGGGTAAAGCTCCCTATAAAAATTTTATAGCCGGGCAGGGTCTTATTAACGATAGGACTCCGGATCGTATTAAGTGGTTGAGCGATCAACTCGACTACTCCGCTCTTAACGAAATGATGAGGGAGATAAATGAATAAGCCAAAGTTACTCGATTTATTTTGTAAAGCCGGGGGGGGGTCGATGGGTTACGCTTTAGCCGGTTTTGACGTTACCGGAATAGATATTAAAAGACAAAAGCGCTATCCGTTTACTTTTATCCAAGCAGATGTATTAGAAGTATTTAAGGATAAAAATTACTTAAAGCAATTTGACGCTATTGCCGCTTCTCCTCCTTGCCAAACTCATAGTATTACTCAGCACTTAAGGAATGCTCAAGGTAAATCTACGAGTAAAATAGATTTAATCCCGGAGACCCGAGAAGCTTTAATAGAATCCGGTAAACCTTACATAATCGAAAATGTACCCGGCGCTCCTTTAATCGACCCGGTAATTTTATGCGGATCATCTTTTGGCTTAAAAGTACGACGGCATAGACATTTCGAGTCTAATATCCCATTAACCGGCTTACCTTGCGACCATAAAAAACAAGGTAGACCCGTAGGAGTTTATGGATCTATGAAAGATGAGATCCCGAAAGGCGGTAAAACCGCTTCTTCTCTTGAAGAGGCTCGAGAGGCTATGGGTATAGATTGGCAACTATGGGGAGACTTAGTAGAGGCTCTTCCGCCGGCTTATACAGAACACTTAGGAAAACAACTTATAACTTATTTAGGAGTTAATAATGAGTAAAAAATGCGCTTACCGAATTAACGTAATTGAGGACGGAGTTACCGTCTGCGAACACCATTACGATAACGCGATAGACGCGGTAGAGGCGTGGAATAGTTACGTAGATTACGGACACGCGAGGATTCGTACGCTTTCCTTCTTCGGCGCAGCCGGGGATATGTCCGTAAAGCAGTATAAAGATCCCTTTTACGCTGAGCAGATCGGGTAGTCCGTTCGCTACCAGCTAGGTACTCGTTCTACCTAGTAACGATCCCGCCTAACCCCGGGCAACCTTTCACCCGGGGTTTAGGTCTAATCTATTTCTAATAGGATAAAATATAACTCCCTATTCGCTATCTCTCTTAAGGAGGACGAAAATGAATAGAACCAGTACGAATAACGTAGAAGAAGATAAGAAAATATCGCGGTGCGTTTGCGGAGAGTGGATTTACTCCGGTGTCGCTTGCGGAGTCTGTAAGGATCGGTGGAAGGCGCACTAATACGCCTTATAGCGCGAATCCTCTTAATAGCCTTTATGGTGGGGTTCACGCAAAGCGTCGGAGCGGTAGCAGCCTTCGCGCCTAAAGAAAATCTATCTTTTCTTAAGGAGCCTAAGCTTTACGCTAAATTCGCGGTAAATAACTCTCGTCAATTCGAGTGCTTAAACGAGCTATGGACGCACGAATCCCATTGGAACCCTAGAGCTGCTAACCCGCACTCGACGGCTTTCGGTATTCCGCAATTCCTAGACTCGACGTGGCGAAACTATAACTATCCGGTACGTCCTAAAGATCCTATATTGCAGATCAAAGCCGGGTTACGTTATATTACGGTCAGGTACGGAACACCTTGTAAAGCTTGGGCGTTCTGGAAACTACAACTAAAGCGCGGTAACGCGTGGTACTAAGCGGTACTAAGAAGGCGGTACTCGGTGGATCAAAAGATAGTAAAGCTCGTAGAAGATCGAGCCGGGTATTACTGCGAGATTTGCGGTCTCCCGGCAGAGGACACTATGGCTTTACACCACCGAAAGCTTAAGTCCCGGGGTGGTAAGGATTCGGTTAGTAATCTAATCCGGATCCACCACTCGTGCCATAATCTAAAAACTGATAGTGTCCACCTTAATCCTGAGAAGGCGGAAGCTAAGGGCTATATGTGTCCTAGTTGGGCTAGTCCCGACGAACACCCTTTTACTCGTCCCGACGGATCGGTAGTGCTACTACTCGAGGACGGTACTACTAAATTACTTACGGAGGCATAATGGAAATTATCGTAGAAGGCAACGTTGGAACAGAGCCGGAGCTTAAGTTTGCTAAAGACGAATCGCTAGCAGAATTCTCTTTTGCATATACGCCTTATAGCAAGGCTAAGGGAGAAGGCGAAACCGTTTGGCTACGCGTTACCTTTTGGAATTCTAAGAGCGATCTCGTTATGAATAGCTTACGTAAAGGCGATAAAATTTTATTACACGGTATTTTTAAGCAACGTACCTACGAAGCTAAAGACGGATCTACTAAGGTCTCTAACGAAGTAACCGGTAAGAGCTTCGGAATTATCCCGAAGGCTCCTAAGAATCAAGCTCCTTACGTAGAGAGCGTTCACCAAGCGGAGGCGCCAGCGTGGTAGAAGAATTTTGGACGTGTAAAGACGTTATCGAGTATTTAGGTATCGAGATGAATAATCTCCGTCAATTACAATGGCGCGGGACTATTAAGTGGAAGAAAAAAGAAGGTAAAACCGTCTTTTACTCCGCAGACGATATTCGCTCTTATAAGTCGGTACGCGACTCCCGTAAGCAGAGATAAAATAATGACGTGCTTATTATTGACGAAGAGATTACCCTCGCAGAGCTAGACGAAGCGATAGGGCATATTTCGACTATGCTTAAAACTGACGAGTACGGTAACCGTATGACTTATCAGCGTAAGCAATTTTTAGAAGGTAGCTTGGACGATTTACTCGACGCTCGCTTGGAGGTAATGCGTGGAAAGCAAAGTAGTGAAGGTGGAGAGTCTAACTCCGGATCCTAAAAATGCTCGTAAGCATAACGATCGCAATATAAGCGTTATCGCGGAATCGTTAAATAAATTCGGGCAACGTAAGCCGATCGTAGTTACTCCCGAAGGCGTAGTAATTGCCGGTAATGGAACGCTACAAGCTGCGAAGTATTTAGGTTGGAAAGAGCTATCGGTAGTCGAAATCCCTAAAGATTGGGACGAGCCTATGATTAGAGCTTATGCGCTCGCTGATAACCGATCCGCCGAATTAGCGGAGTGGGATACGGCGATCCTATCCGAACAACTGTTCGAATTAGAAAATGAGTTAGACCTAAAGTCTTTCGGATTTGAGTTACCTAACGTCGAATCCGACGAAGCGCCTTTAGAAGATTTTAAGAGCTACGACGAATCTATGCCGACTACCCACGTCTGCCCTAAGTGTAGTTATGAGTGGAACGGCTCCTCTAAGTGACGTATAAAGATAATATCGTTGCCGGCGATAAATGGAAGTTTGATAGCGAAGTAACAGAAGTATTCGACGAAATGCTCGAGCGCTCGATCCCTGACTATTTAGGTATGCGCCGTAATACTACGGAGCTAGCCTTAAGATTCGCTCAGCCGGGTACGTCTATCGTCGATCTAGGCTGCTCCCGGGGAACCGGGTTAAGACCGATTATAGATAAACTCGGTAAGGCTAATAGTTATATCGGCGTAGAAGTCTCGGAGCCTATGATCGAAGTAGCTAAGGTTAAGATCCCCGAAGCCGAAATAGTAAACCTAGATTTAAGAGACGAATACCCTAAAGCTCGAGCTTCGGTAACGCTTTCGATCCTTACGCTCCAATTTGTACCAATCGAGTACCGGCAGAAGATTATCTCTAACGTCTATAAAAATACGGTAGAGGGCGGAGTATTTCTATTCGTAGAGAAGATTCTCGGATCTGACTCTTACGCTGACGAGCTTCTCGTAAATACTTACCTCGACCGTAAAGGCGAGAACGGATATACGCACGAGCAGATCGTAGCTAAGCGCCGAAGCCTAGAAGGAGTCTTAGTCCCGGTTACTAGCGATTGGAACGTAGATCTACTTAACCGCGCCGGATTTAAGCACGTCGATTGCTACTGGCGACACTTAAACTTTGCGGCTTGGGTAGGCGTTAAAGAGTGACCTACTCCGTACCCTCTATGGAGGAGATCGCTAAGGTAAAGGGTACTAACGGCTTTACTATGGTCTCTACCTTCTCCGGGTGCGGCGGATCTTGCCTCGGATTCGAGATGGCAGGGTTTAACCTTTTATGGGCTAACGAATTTATCGAAGAAGCTCGTACGACTTATAAAGCTAATCACCCGGGCGTAATCTTAACCGGGGAAGATATTAGAGAGATAACCGCAGAACGTATCTTAAAAGATACGGGGCTAAAGGTAGGGGAACTCGATCTACTCGAGGGATCTCCTCCTTGCGCTAGCTTCTCGACCGCCGGAGTACGCGAAAAGGCGTGGGGTAAAGTAAAGAAGTATTCCGATAGCGTCCAGCAAGCTGACGATCTATTTTTTGAGTATGCGCGCCTAGTAAAAGACCTACAACCTAAAGTCTTTATAGCGGAGAACGTAACCGGGCTAGTAAAGGGTAAAGCTATCGGTTATTTTAAGTTAATCCTTAACGAGCTTAAAGAAGCCGGGTACGAAGTCGAGGTTAAAGTCTTAGACGCTAGCTATCTCGGAGTACCGCAAGCGCGACAACGCGTAATCTTTATCGGAGTACGACAAGACCTCGTAGACTGCTACCTCGTTAAACCCGCTTTCCCTAAGCCTCGACCTAAACGCTATACCTTTAATGACGCCGTAGAGACCCTAGAGAAGCCGGTAGACCCTTTTATAGATCCGGAGACCGGTCACCCGATAGGACTCGGCAACGCCGTAGGAATCGAGTGGGATAAGCTTAAAGACGGCGGACAAAGCACTAAATACTTCCAACTCGTTAAAGCTTTCGCTAATAAACCCGTAGGGACTATAACCGCTTCAGGAGGGCAAGTAGGACTCGCTTCTATTACTCACCCTAGCGAAAAGCGTAAATTTAATCTTAAAGAGCTAAGGCGCTTATCTAGCTTCCCTGATGACTTCGAGCTAACCGGTACTTACGTACAAAGGTGGGAACGGATAGGACGTAGCGTCCCTCCTCTTATGGCTAAAGCTATTGCCGATACGATTCGAGATGAGATACTCCGTAAGGTTACAATGTAACTATGAGCGAGAGTAATGTAATTAAGCTCGATCCTAAACTGGTCGAGAAGGAGCGTAACGTCTTTCGCTACCGGCAAGCCGGGCTAACCTTCGATCAGATCGCTACTCGTTTAGGCTACTCGCACCCTTCCGGCGCTCACGCAGCGTTTAAGCGAGCGCTAGACCGTATTAAAGACGAGTCTCTAACGGAGGAGATGAGAACTCTTCATAAGGCGAGACTCGAAGCTGCCTTAGTCGCTATCTGGCCAGAGGTACAAAAGGGTAATCTCCAAGCTATCGACCGTATGCTAAAGATCCTCGATCGAGACGCGAAGCTTTACGGTCTAGATATGCCTACTAAGACCGAAGTGGAGGTAACGCAATATGACGGAGTTATTTTACGAGAGAGAACACGAGAGATTATCTCGACTATACGAGCAGCTCGAAGAGCGCCGGATATCTTGGGAAGCGGATCTAGCGAGACCGGAGCAGTTACCGAATAGCGATGACGGTTGGTCTATCTATCTTTACCTAGCCGGTAGAGGAGCGGGTAAGACTCGTACTGCCGCAGAGTGGCTAGCTTGGGAAGCTATATCGCAAGAAGATACCCGTTGGGCTATCGTCGCTCCTACCTTCGGAGACGTTAGAGACGTATGCGCGGAAGGCGAATCGGGGATTATAAATATCCTTAGAAGCTACGGAGCGCTCGAGGACTATAACCGCTCGCAGGGGCAGATCGTCCTAACTAACGGATCTCGTATAAAGCTCTTCTCTGCCGACGAACCCGATCGCCTTCGTGGACCTCAACACCACGGCGCTTGGTGCGACGAGCTAGCAGCGTGGCGCTATATGGATACTTGGGATCAGCTCCAATTCGGCTTACGTCTAGGAGATCACCCGCGTACCGTAATTACTACTACTCCTCGACCCGTCCCGCTTATCCGTAACCTAGCCGGGAGAACCGACGGAACAGTAAAGGTAGTAAGAGGCTCGACCTTCGATAATGCGGCTAACCTCGCTCCGCAAGCTTTACTCGAGCTTAAGGCTCGTTACGACGGGACTAGGTTAGGTAGGCAAGAGCTTTACGGGGAAGTCTTAGAGGACGTAGAAGGCGCTCTATGGACTCGTCAGATGATCGAGGACGGTCGTATAGCTTTAGAGGACGCTCCTCCTTACTTCCGTATCGTCGTAGCTATCGACCCGGCGGTAACGAGCGGGGAATTTTCCGACGAGACCGGGATTATCGTAGCCGGCGCTACTCCTGACGGACACTATTACGTCTTAGAGGACGCGACTATGAAAGGCTCTCCGGAGGCGTGGGCGCGTAAGGCGGTAGAGCTTTACCGTAAATGGAAATGCGATCGAATCGTTGCCGAAACTAATAACGGCGGAGATATGGTCGAGGCGGTACTAAGGCAAGTTGATAACTCGATCCCTTATCGTAAGGTAACCGCGTCTCGAGGTAAGAAGGTAAGAGCGGAGCCGATCTCCGCTTTATCCGAACAGAAGCGACTTCATTTCGTCGGAGGCTTTTCGTTATTAGAAGATCAACTCGTATCGTGGCAACCTGACTCCGGAGTATCTCCCGATCGTATGGACGCTATGGTATGGGCGGTTACCGAGTTAATGGGAGGATCCGTCGCGTTGCGCTCGCTCGCAGCTCTTGCGGATTTTTGCCCGGCGTGTAGATTACCTTTACTTAAAGGCACAAGATTATGTCCGCGTTGTAATCACGCTATCATTACACCAGCCTGATTTATAAGGGGCATTAAACAAGGAGTAGACAATGGGTCTTATCGACCGTCTAGCTAAAGCAGTAGTAGATCAGATCGAGAAGGCTCCAAGTAATTTACCAGCCGGTGCGGTAACAATGACCGAGCAAGAGATGAATAACTCCGCTCGTAATACGCAAGCGACTTACGGTAACCAAACTCCTTTACCTCGTAACCCTCTTATGGCGGGCGTACCCTTTGGTCCCGGTATGCCGATTATGCCCGGAGCGATTAACCCGCTTCGTCAAGACGGTCGCGCAGATCCTCGCCGTTACGAATACCAAGTAGCACAAAACTTAAATATTGGAACAGAGCAGAAGCTCGTCCAATTTAAGACTCTTAGAGGCGCAGCAGAGCAAATAGATATCGTACGTCGTTGTATTGAAGTATTAAAAGCTAAAATCTCTTCTCTTGATTGGGATATCGTAATTGCCGAGGACGCTTCGGAAAAGATTATCTCCGAAATTGGTGGCGACCACGTACGCGCTATGTCTAAAGCTAGAGACCAATTCTCTGACGAGATCTACCGCCTTCGTAAGTTTTGGGAGAACCCTGACCGCTCTAACGGTCTAACCTTTATCGACTGGCTTATGATGAGTCTCGAGGAGATCCTCGTACTTGACGCGTGGGCTATCTGGCCTCAGAGAACCGTAGGCGGAGATCTTTACGGATTTCAGATCCTAGACGGTTCTACGATTAAGCCTTTACTCGACGAACGCGGTATGCGTCCTATGGCTCCGCAAGCGGCATACCAACAGATTCTTTACGGATTCCCTCGCGCAGAATTCCAAGTTAATAGCGACGATCCTAAAGCAGACGGAGAATTTACCTCCGACGATCTAAGCTACTTTATTCGTAACCGACGCGCTAATAGCGTCTACGGATCTTCTCCGGTCGAGCGTTGCTTGCCTATCGCCGATCTTTACCTACGTCGCCAACAATGGCTACGAGCCGAATATACCGACGGCGTAACTCCGGAGATGATGCTTACCTCTGACGCAGACTTCGGTAACGATCCGCTCGTTATGCGCCAGTATGAAAATATCATTAACGATAACCTCGCCGGTCAGACCGAACAGCGTAAGAGAGCGCTTATCCTTCCTGCTGGTCTTAAGCCTCAGATGTACGAAGGCTACGGAGAGAAGTTTAAGGATACGCTCGACCACTACTTACTTGAATCTATTACCGGTCACTTCGGCGTACTACCTACCGAAATCGGATTTAGCTCTAAGGGCGGTCTCGGATCTAGCGGACACCAACAAGGCGAATCGGAAGCAGCGCAATCTATCGGCGTAGCTCCTCTCGTTCAATGGATTTCTAAAATGCTTACAAATATCTCTTATACCTATCTTGGTATGCCTAGAGAGTTAGAGTTTAAGTTTATGCTCGACGAAATGCGCGATAACGAACAGGCAGCGAAGAAGGCTGACCTCGAGCTACGCGGAGCTACTAAGACTATTAACGAGCGCCGTAGCGAACTCGGTCTACCGCTTCTCGATACTCCCGCAGCCGATCAGCCTATGCTCGTAGCGGGTCAATCTGTTTTCCTATTTTCTCCTGACGGTATCGTAAACGTTACGACCGCCGGAGGATCCGCCGAAGAGGTAGACTCGGATACTAACCCGGTAGCTCCTACGGCTCCGGTAGAAGCTCCGGCTACTCCGGAAGCGGTTAAGCCTTTACCTAGCGAGACTAATCCTTTACCTAATCCCGGAGCGCAGGATAAAGCCGGTATCCCGGATAAGGCGAAGATAAAAGACGCGCTCGCTCGCTTAGAAGTTTTACCTAACCTAGCCGGTAGTCACCCGGTGCACGATAGTAAAGAAGAGCTAAGAGACGAAGTAGCTACCCCGTGGGAAACCGTACCTACTAACGACGGAGCCTATTCTCTCGATCCCGATATTTGGCAGAGAGCGCAAGTAGCTCTAGTAAACCTAAAGGATCTTTACTCTACAAATACCTCTATGGATCGCTCTAACGTAGCCGACCATATCGAGTCTGCCGGGCAAGCTACTACCGACTACCGTAACTATCCGCTCGTTTACGATGACGGAGATAAGCTAATTATCATCGACGGACACCACCGCCTAATGGCTATGTGGCTCCTCGGTATGGAGCAGGTCGCGGTATGGCTAGGAAAGCCTAACTCCGGAAAGCTATCGGCTCTCGAGGTAAACGACTTCCTTAAGTGGGCTAAGCGTCCGTGGGATCGTACCCGTCAATTCGAGTTTAAGTACCTAGATCCGATCGTAGGAGACGCTCTTAACCGTTGCTACGCCGATAACGATATAGATACTATGAAGTCTCTAGCTAAGGCTTATAAAGCGTGGTGAAGTGGGGAGCGCACCTTCCCCTAATCGAGCGCGTCGCTGCTAAGCACGCTATCAAGATCCGCGCTGCTCTTCTTAAGTCCGTAGACGCTAATAAGGTCGTACTCGATTATCTCCATACGCACCCGATAGTCGGAGATAATCCGGCGCAGGATAAAGCTCGAGCTAGAGCGTGGGCTATGTATTCGGTAAATCTAGATAGCTCTAGCCTTAGACCTATCTTCTCCCGGATCTACGCGGAGAACTACGTTATAGGTCAGGCTTCGGCGGAGGACTACGTTTATCGCTCCGTTAAAGCTCGTAAGAGCGCTAATCTAACCGTCGATTGGTCTACGTGGCAGCCGGGTAACCGTACCGCCGCAGCTCTCGTATCTCCCTCCGGAGGTCTAAAAGGTCTACTCGATCGAAGCTCGCTAACGATTAAATCTATAAATCAGACTACTTACGACGTACTCGGTAATACCCTAGCTAACGGATTATCTAAAGGCTTACCGTCTAAACAGATCGCTTCTATGATTAACGACGCTTTAGGATCGACTCCTCGAGCTTTAACTATCGCTAGGACGGAAGGTACTCGTGCTTCTAACGCTGCTCTTACTGATACTTATTCTCAAATGGGGGTCGAAACAGTCGAGTGGTCGGCAGTCGCTCCCGATAAATGTATCTGTGTCGATCTCGACGGAGAACAGACGAACCTCGGAGAAGAATTCCCCTCCGGCGACGGACTAACGCAACCTCCAGCGCACCCTAATTGCGTATGTACCCTTATAGCGATTATCCCGGATAACGTAACTCTAGATTCGCTCTCAAATTACGCAAATAGTAACGGCTACTTTATCGAAGGAGTAATATCCGGATCTATGGGAAGCGATTTTGGTACTAACGGATTAAAC